GCTCGGTCATTTCTTGTTAGTACTTCTTTGATTTCCTTTAGTTCACTTACGTCTCTGTTGTCTTTAGTCCACTTACTTGCAAACCTTTCCCACTTAGCTTGGTCAAACTCTTTTCTGAGGTCTTTTAAGGTAACTGGTATTATGTTAAAGTGCTCTGGTAAGCTTTCTTTTATCTCGTCTAGTAACTTCCTAAACTTGATAGCATAAGCACTATCAGATTGTAGTAAGTCATCGTGTGAATTGACTGCGTGGATTACCGTGCTATGGTCTCTGTCTCCGAATAAATTACCCGTATTCTTGTAGGTATAGTTTAAGTAGATGACAAAGAGTACCATTGCTCTTTTCCGCACATCCACAATCTCACGCTTACGACTCTGAGACTCTAAGTCCTCGTAAGAGATTTCTGTCTGTAAGTAGATAATGTTAAACACAGTCTTCTCAACTTCAGATAGTAGTAATCTTTTAGAAGATTTTACAGGGTTAACCCTAACTGTTTTAGGATTATTTACTATTTTAGATCTCATCTTTTTATCAAATCCTTCCTTAGTAATAATACTTCGGTAGATCTTTACTGCATCTACAGCTTGTCCACCCATTTTAGTCACAGCAAAGCTGATAGACTCTCTTATATAATCGTCAATGTTTTGCATAATTCTAAAAATTTTTCTTTTCCATGGTCTCTGTAAATATCACTAGGGTCTTTCCCTAGACTAGCATCATGTTGCAGAAACGGGAGATCAAACCTCTCACTCATTTTCTTAGCTCCATTAAATCCTGCTTCGTCTGCATCAAACCATAAGTAAATATTCTCAAATCGATGTTTCAGTAATTCATAAGCATTATCTGAAACTGGTGTGTTCTCACTTCTAACAGCTACTGCATTAATTCCTACAGAGTGTAAAGTCATTACATCCTTCAAACCCTTAGTAATAACCAGATTAGTTCCTCTGGATGGTAATTGAGTATAACCCTCTAATATACCACCAAAAAAGCTAGACCTGAACTTATTTCTTTTGTCTGCGAGTGGTCTGTATAGCTTAAACCTTTCCTTCTCCTTGTAGCGATAACAAGGGTCGAAGTTGTTGTTAATGTACCACAGGTCATCATTGACCCAAGCACGATCAATTCTTCTTATGTCGTAGTATTCTAAAATGCTACGAGTAATTCCGAACTGTCCCCAGTAATTGAAGTCAGCTTTAGTAAAAGGGCATAATCGCACCTTTATAACAGCCGGCTTTACTTCAGGAGGAATGATCTGCTTTGCTTCGAGTACTAGTCGATTCTTATCAGATAGATTTAAATCTTTGATATTGAAGTCTGACTCTATTTTGTAAAGAACATCTGGAAAAGAATAACCTGTTACTAGAATGGCGATATCTAAGCAACTATAATAGGTTTGGGAAGTACCATAATCTACAAAATACAAATGCCTACCGGAAGTCCAGCGAAAGAAACATCCAGGAGTCTTATCATCTCTGAATGGATTTGTATAACGTTTCTTAAGGTTGACATCTGTCTTCATATAGAAAGACATTATCTGTTCTTCGCCAAGTATCCTGTACAGTGCAGATACGCTTAACGGTATCTCAATTTGTTCTAAGTCCATAAATAAAAGGGAGGCTTTTACACCTCCCTATTTTAGTTAAAACTCTAGGAAAGGCTCGTCTGAAGGTGTGAATGGACTTTCATCCGTAGTACCTCCGCCAAACATATCAATTGCTCCACCGTCAACTTCATTCTCTGCTGGTGCTTCTTCCGCCAAGAACTCTTTCAAGTCGTAAGAATTACCATAGTACTGCTTGTAGCCATACTCACCTTCAACTACTTTCTTAACATAGTCAGACACACGGCCTTCAATGTTCAGGAAAATATTAGTGAATACATCTTGGTACTTGCTATCCTTGATACCGAGAAGAACTTTGATACCTCCGTTAAGCTTGTTGAAATGCTTAAAGAATTCTTCAAGTTCTTTACCATTACCTTTTGCTAAGGCATTCCAGTCATCCAATACGAATGGTTTGGTTTTAGGACTAGCATTGGCATAGGCTTTCATCAAAGAATAAACATTCTCTTCGCCTTCTTTTGCTTCACGGATACTTGCTTTATCAAGACGACGTGATTCATCCCACGTTCTCATAGTATCGCTTAATCCTGCAAGGTTCTCAGCCCAAGCAGTTTTAGTATAATTGTCAATGAACTGTTTCTTCTCTGACTTAGAGATGCGAGTGTTGTTAGACACCCACAAAGAAAACTTACCACGCAACTCCACTTTACTAGAAGGATGGTTAATATACCAAAAATCCATACGAACATTCTTCTCTGACTCGTATACAGGAGTCTTAACTTCATCTAAACCTAAGATTTCTTTAAGTTCAGCTTCGTTTGGATTAACGGCAATAATTTGAATGGGTGCAAAACCGGTATAGTATTTACGGTTTGATGCTTCTCTGGTTTCTAAATTTTCTACTTTCATGGTTTTCTAATTAAATGGTTTCAGTTTTGGTTTCGATTTCTTCGGTCTTAGCTTCTTTTTTCTGTGGAGCTGGGTTCACAGGTGCGACTTCATCTGCATAATATGCATCGATTGCAGAGCACACGTACTGCAAATCATTAGGAATAAGGGTGTCTGCAAACATATCCATTGGACTCTTTGCAGGATAGTTACGGTAACGATTGGTAACAAAGTTGTAGGTAGCAACACCATTCTTGTCCTCGTCTACGTGAGTGTACAAAGCAATGGTGAACAAACCTTCTAATACAATTTGGTTATCAAGAGCCCTGCCAATGGTTTTTATCTTTTGGCCCACGATTCTGCCATCATCTTCTATTGTCTCTGAGTGAGTCACGTAGAAGATTTTAAGATTGTTTCTGAGTTTACGAGCAGTAGTAAGCATGTTAGTAACATCTTTAGCTAAGTTGGTAAACTTAGAAAAACCAATCTCATTGGCTTTCTTCATCATTAAGAATGACATTGCATAGATAGCATCATCCATAATGATGTTTTTGATGTGGGGTGCTTTCTCGTTAATTGTACCGAGTAGAGCTGTGATTTGCGGAATATCATCAACCTCCATATAGTTTTTGCTTTCTGTGTTGTAGAGCTTCTCTGCTCCACGGAAAGGCAATTCTTTACGGGCAACGTTAATGATAAACGTTTCTTTAGGATTCAGGCTGCGGATACTGGTAGATTTACCGGTACCACTAGGGCCTACGATAGCGATTAATTTGCTTGACATAATTTTAGTTTTTCGATTGTTCAGTTTCTATTAAATGATCCCATCCGTAGAATGAAGCGAATTCGGTGGCCATCTTTTTCTTATCGTCGTTACGAATAGTGCCTACACTTATAATTGCGTCTACTGCGTTTGGGTTCGTTTCTAGGTAATTAAGTAGCCAATCTCTGAAACTTACTTCCTCCTTGATTGGCCAACGGTACTTCTGATACCAATTCTTCTCTGTAAGATCAACTTCATCTAAAGTTGTTCCTACCCTCTTGCACATCTCTGTGTAAATTTCTTTTAAGTACTGTGAATTTTTGCTCATAATTTAATAAAGTGTTCATAGTAATTCTTGACAGGATTAGACATCTCTTCAGCTCTTGGTAGTTCTTGGAACTCTCCGTTGGCGCCATTAAAATATAATCCTACTGCAGAATTCTCTAAGCCAAAGTGTCTGTCCTTTAAAAATATCAAGGAACGGTATCTTGGGCCTAGTAAAGACACATCATACCCGCTATGCACCGGTATGTTATGCCTGGAAGGATTAAACAAGCCTAGCACTATCTCGTAGTCTTGTTGTACTCCTTTGTTGAGGTGTAATTCCTCTAATGATGGTTCTAGCATCTCCTCTATCAGTGCGCCTCTATTCGTGTATTGGGCTTTTTCTGAAGATGGTGTTTGCTGATGAACAATAATGTTCGCCATCTTTAGTTTCTTAGAAAACAATTCCAGTGTAATGTCTTTGACCATATAGTCTAGTGTCTGATAAGTACTGAGTCGAGACTTAGTCTCAGACATCATCTCATTAGATAATAAACTAATGTGGTCTAAAATAAAAAATACCCATGTGTCATCGGATTTATAATGGTACCCTATAGGTACTTGCTTTCCATCATACTCCTTGTACTCATAACTTCCGATGTTAGGGTCATCAAAGAAAGTCTTTACATACTTCTTGATACCTGTGGGATTTCTAATGTAGTCAATCACCTCTACGATATTCTGTAGGGCATTGATAAACTTCTCTGCTCCTTTGATTTTCTCTAGCAAATCCTTATTCACCGTGTAAGAGCCAATAGACTTCAACTGGGAGACACTTATCGTTATCTTATATTTCTCATACAGATACATAGCAATAAATGACAACCAGAAGTCTGTCTCGGATTCTTCTAAGGCAAAATAGAATATTTTAGGTTTGATGTTTGAGTTGATTGTACGTTTGAAAATATTCATAATAGTGAAGTATTTTACAAACTTGGTCTTACCCACACCAGAGCCAGCAGTAATAGCAGTAATGGAGCCTTTGGTAAAGCCACCATACTTTTCACCTAAGCGAGGAAAAGGAGGAAGGATAGAAGTTATACCTCCACTTTCTTTAATGCCCTTATTTCGCTCAATTTGGCCTAGTACTCTTCCAAAGTTCTGCATTAGATAATATTCCTTGAACTGTAGTTAGTTGACTGGTTTCCGTTATCTTTAAATTGCTCACACCAATTGGCTAAATCGCTTTGGTCGATGCCATCAATTCGCTTAAAGATAAAATAGCCACACTCCCTAACATAATTCAAAGAACCTTTTCTTCTTAGAGTATCTATGTAAAGGTCAGTAGCACCTAGAATCTCTTCTTTGGTGAATTTAAACTTCTGTATGAACTTAGTCATTTTAGTTTGGACAGTTGCGAGGTCAGTACTTTTTGCAGTAATTCCTAAACTCTTAGCTGAGAACTTTATTGTGTATTCTTTAATCCAAGATATATCTACAACAGGTTCTACAGGTTGGTGTTTTAGTTTTAGGGTTACTTCAGGCACACTACCTACTACTGACAAGTCTTCTTCACCTAGAATCTGTGCTACCTTTGGGTGCCACACCATTCTAGAATCTTTGTGTACTAAAAGACCTTCTTCTTTCCATTCTTTAATCAACCCGTGATGCTCACACAGGTCCCACAGTACTTCGTAAAACGTTTTCTTCATTCTCTTTAACTTGTTGTGTATCAATTAAATTGACCTCGTTTTCAGAAACGGGGGTTACGAATTTACTCAATTCTTCTGTCATTTGCAACTCAGACATCAACAATTCTTCGTGATATTGACGTTGCACTAATAAGTAGTCGGGATGAGTACTTAATGATTCTCCATAAGCTTCAAATTCTGTCATAATAAAATAAAAAAGGGGGATTTCTCCCCCATGGTTAATAATAGTAAGCTAAGCACAAATCAGCCAAAGTTCCTCTTAGGTCATCTGGTAGATCAAAACAATCTTCTGGTGAAAATGCATAAGGGATGTAAATATTCCAGTCCTTAAGGTGAATTACTTGGTGTTCTATGTAATACTCAGGAAGTTTAATCATAATCTCCTCTGTTATTGGACAAATACCGGCCATAAGTTTGTCTTTGACATTATCTAGATTTAAGTCTTGAATCACACCGATTTTATCATCATAGCATTTACCAGTAAGAGCAACAAATAGTTCAGGGCTTAAATCACCTTTTCGTAAGTCCTCCTCGTAGTCTTTCTCCTCTCCTGTGTACCCTTCGTAGTAAGCTAGTTGGTCTAAATCTAGGGTAAATACCTCATAGCTTCCGTACATATTCTCAAGAATCCCGTACCGTTCACTTTCAGTAAATTCTTGTACAGTTTTAGGTGTATCAAATGAACCTATCATTTTAGAGTAATCTCTAGTTTCCCACATACCATAGTCTGAGTATTGAGTAACTGGGAAATATAGAGGTATGTTTCTCTCAGAAATCATCTGAAGCATATCTTGAGCAAAGCAGAAAGCATTCTCCATAGAGTTGATGTGAATTACCTCATCATCCATATGCTCGTTTAGATAGCCGCAGCTTAGATTATGCGAGGCTACTTTCAATCCTCTTCTACGCAAAGCACCTACATCAGTACAACTACCATCACTGAATGAATATCCATAGGTCTCCATTAGAGGCTCTATAAGGTAATTCATGTCTTTAGGGAACACCTCTAGTCCATTGGTGTACTTGATGAAGTCTGTGCTGTAAGAACGTCTGTCCAATTGAGTTACGATGAGGGAGTTTTCAAAGAAGTCCATATCACACTCGTTAGAACCGACACAGCCTCTTTCCTCGCCATAAAATAATACTACCTTACAGTGGTCAAGACGTCTGAGCATCTCAACAGCAAAGTAAAGACCTACAGAATCATCGGCACCTATACCACATTGCTTAGCATTGTAGTTGTTGAAGCCATAAATCCAGTCTTTGGTCTGAACAATTTGCATGTCCTCGTGATAATCCTGAGCTGTGTCATAGTGAGCTACAACAGTAGGATAGAATTCTGCTTCTCCCTTAGTAAAGTAAAGATTACCTTTATTGTTAATACCTTCTACTCCTGCGTACTCCTTAATCATTTTAAGCAAGTAAACTGCCTTAGCTTTATTTCTAGCTGCATCATGAGTAGGAGATTGGAATAACATAATATCCTTAAGTAGCTCGTAATTGGTGTTAAAACTTTTAACAGCAGTTACTCCTAGTAAAGAAGATTCAGTTCTAGTAACATATGTCTTAGAGTAAGACATCGTAGCTGGACTCGGTATTGATTGACTCTTGGTTGTCATTGTTTGTTTCATTTTCTTCGATTTGTTGGTTTTTAAGGATTAATAATTCGTAATTAGAGTCGTCTGGATGGTAATAATAACCTTCTAGTTCTCGGTATTCAAAATCATCGTGGTTACGTAAAAAGTGACCAAATTCATTCTCATACTCCTCTAGGTCTTCGTGTTGGTTATAGCAGTAACATCCGTTACTTAACTCCAACATGTCATCTTCTGGCACATAGCTTGCACTAAACTCACAGTAAGTAGCACAGTCACTGCGTAGATTTCTATCTAGCACTTCTGAGTAACTTACACATTCATCACAGCCGTAAGATCCAGTACCTCTACCTAGCGTAACCTCACTAAGGAAATCATTATTAGTACTACTGCTGCCACAGAATTCACATTCGTGAGATTCATTGTCTATACTATAATAAGTTCCGTCTGTTTGATTAAATTCTAAGAAGTCATGGAATCCAATATTATGGTTTTGCAACGTACTATTGTCTGTGTTGTAGTAACGTAGACTGTCCATGTATGGATACTTCCGGTAATTTATCATTTCCGTATAGTCAAGCGATATTTCAAGTTGATACTTTTGATCTCCGTGAAAAGCTCTTAGATAAGGGTAACTTAAACTATCTAGACTAGCAGTAATTAATGACTCAGCCTTAGCATCGTAGGTATAAATACGGTCAATATGCTTGTCTCCCTTATCATCTATCCAGATAAGAGCACGAGCAACTACCATGTTGTTTTTACGCAAGACAGCCATACTTACTATAGCAGGATTATCTACGTAAATATCTAGATAATCTTGGCAGTAATTGTACCTCATACAAGAGTTCCATAGAGTGCCACCATTTGCCGGCTGTAGATACC